GATCCGTGGCGTATATCCAACCATGGAAGAAGCTGAGTTGCGCTGTAAAATGTTGCGCGAATTGGATCCAAACCATGATGTATTTGTTGGTCCAGTAGGTTTATGGATGCCTTGGGATCCAGAAGCATACAAGACCGGTCGTGTTGAATATATGGAAGAAGAGTTAAATCAATTAATGCAAGAAAAGGTAAAGAATGAGGATTTCGCCAAGTCCGCATTTGAGCAAAGAGTTAAGGAAACCAAAAAGAAGGCGATTGAAGAAAATATTAAAAACGCTGAAAAGACTGGATCATCATTAACGCAAACCATTGATGAAAACGGAAATTTAATTGGTGTTCAAAATATGAATACACAAGAAAGCTTTTTGAAAGAACAAGAGGTGATTTCCACTGCGGATATTAGAAAGGAATTATTTGAAGGTGAAAATATTATTACTGGTAAGACGGATAATGGACAAAGTGAGTTAATCAGTGGTCCATTTGTTACCAAGAAAAATGATTAAATCTATTTAGAAATTTGATTATTTTGATTATTCAAAAAGAAAAAGAAAAATTATATATATGTATAATATATATAATTTTATAATTCATGAGTACAACAATGACCGAAACAAAACCAGTAATAACAGGAACAAAACCAGTAATAACCGAAACAAAAAAGAAGGTGGTTTCTTTAATACTTACCCATCAAGCACGAATACGTTGTTTATTTGATATGATTATCAAGGGTAAAAGGAGTGAAAAAAAAGAAAGTATTATTGAAAAAATAAAAAATAATAGAAAACTGAATAATTCAATCATTGATATAAAAAACAAAATTAATCAAACATTCAGTAAAAATTATGTTCCATATGAATATCAAGAAAAAGAGGAAAAAGAGGAAGAGAAACGTTTTAAAAATTGTTCAATTCTTCGTTTATGTGTCAATAAAGAAACCGGACTATGTCTTCAACTTGTTTATGGAGGTGAATTGGACCCGGGTGAAGGCAAGGGTGGGCGAATATATTATATTGCGAATGAATCAGAACGTAATTCTCCTACAGAAGTTATATTTGATAATATAAATGCGGGTTTAAATAGATTAGATTTAACAGGTAAAGATTTTGCGAAAGGTATAGATGAGTATGTCTTTTATATAGGAAGACATGGACAGGCTGAACATAATTTAAAATACGCAACACATTTAAAAACCGACACAGATGTAACGGTTCTTGGACAACAACAAGCAATTTCTGCTGGTAAAAATTTAATGAAAATTTTAAAAGATGTATTTAAAGAAGATATCAATTATGTTTTTGCTTCAGATTTGATTCGAACCAGGCAAACGATTCAAAATATTCTTTATGGAATGAACACTTATCAGAATAAAAAACAACAAAATTTTTTTCCAAAAGAAATCATCATATTACCATGTTCTCATGAATTAAAATATAATTCCAAAGGAATATGTGATAAACCTCCATCATTTTTATCATTGAAAATCGGAACTAAAGAAAATGATCCCAAATGTTCAAAAACAACTAGTTGCGTTGATAATAATATTGATAATCCCAAAAGTGATTGCAATCATATCACATTAAAAATGTTTGGTGATAAAGAAATTCCATTAAATTGGGATTTTTATTTTGAAAAGAATGAAAACAAAATGAGAAATATGGATTGTTCAAAAACAAATATGATTCAATTGGCAATTGAATATATAAATACATATGGAAAAAGTGTAAATAAAAAAAAAGTTGTAATTTCAAATCCAGTTCCTCTTCCAAATCCACCTCCAAAGATACCAATTATTAGCGACGATTGCTTAGCAGAATGTTTGAAAAAATTTTTTAATACAGGAATTGATATAAATAAAATTAAATCTGAACCGGTTTTTATATATTTGAAAAATTATTTTAATGATGTTTATGATATTAATGATTTAAATAAAAAATCTTATATTGATTTTTTTAATTTTGTTTCTAAAAATAACAATGGTTTTAATTCAAGTAATCCTATTGATGAAGCCAAAAAAGATTTGTTTGACAATGTTTTGATTAAATGTTTAGAAGAAAATTGTGTAAATAAAAAACCGGCGCGTCCACCAGGACCACCAGGACCACCAGGACCACCAGGACCACCAGGACCACCACCACCACCTCCAGATGGTTCTAAAAATGATTTGGATGAAAATATAAAAATTTGGGTTGCATTATTTAACACAAATAAAGGAACTTTCTACAAAGATTTTAAGGATCTTACTAGGAATAAAAATGTTTTTTATAAAGTGATGGATGAATTATTATCTATTACACCTGTAAATTTAAATCTAATTTTTAATGATAATAAAATTAGCAGTTATGATTTTAATAATATTATTTCATATTTAATTGATAAAATACGTGATGAGGATGATGAAAACGCATTAAATTTTATGAATTATATCATAAACAATAATGATGGATTATACAAAGAAATCAAAAAACAATTACCATCAGATATTGTAAATAAAATAGAGAAAAATAAAAAAGGCGGTAAAAAAACAAGAAAAAACAGAAAGGGCAAAAAACGATTTATAAAAAGAACAATGCGTAGTTATAAAAGAAGTAAAACTTGTCGTCGTAATCGCAAAATAATATAAAGAGATTATAATGACTATACGAACAAAAAATAAAATTGTTTTGATGGCTGTATTTATTTGTATAATTTTGGTCTCGTGTATAATTATTTTCGTATAATATTGTATAATATGCGAAAATACATATATTTATTGTCAATCATTGTGTTTGCTGTGATAAGTTTATTAATTTTCAAAGGAGCCGAAGGATTTCGTGGCGGCGGTGGTGGTGGCGGCGGAGGTCACGGAGGTGGCGGAGGAGGTCGAGGAGGAGGTCGCGGAGGCGGAGGACACGGTCACGGAGGATATGGAAGACATGGAGGATGGGGCGGACGCAGTGGAAGAGGTTGGGGATATTATGGTGGAGGTGGATCAACGAGTTACGGTGTAAATCCTCTTTATTTAGACTATTATGGTGGATATAATCCAAAATATTATTATTTGTATGATGATGCGGATTATTTATTGGTAAAAAGACCTCGGGGTGATTATATTCTTAATTTATAAAAAATCAAAAAAATTAAAAAACAAAGGATAATCCTAAAATCGAAAACATCATATTAAATAATGATTTTTATAAAACTTTTGACATTATATATTAGGTATATATAATTTCAATAAAAATACAGGGCATCTACCATTTCAGTTAGTTAGTTATTTGTTGTATAAAAATAATCATTATTAAAAATCTTTTTTAAACGCACAGCGTGAATATATCTTTGCTTCACTTAATAGTGAAGCAAATATTTTATAATATTTGATTTATTATAGTTGCTTTTCTTTATTAAAAGCAAAAGCAATACAATTATTAAATTTTTGCTCTTGTAATATCAAGAGCAAAACTTGCTTTCCCGGTTGGGAAAGCGAAAAATAATGATTCAACCTGCGGAACAAAATTTTGCTTAACCAATAGGTTAAGCAATAACAATTATTTAATTTTTGCTCCCGAATTTACGGGAGCAAAACTTGCTTTGCCAATAACAAAAGCAACTTTATTACCATTTCGTCTTTTTGACATTGATTTTCGGTCCTTGTCCGCGTTTTTTGACATTATTGGGGTCATATTTCTCGTCCTCGTCATCAGAAGGGATATTCTTCGATAAATCCCAGAATTCCTTGCTGCCTAATTTAAAATCGTTATGATTGTCCGCCTTGTACCACATCACCTGGTCAAATAATTTGTTTGATTTCGCATTATTATTTATCACAAGGCACTCGTAATTTTCCGTACATTGGTCCATGACTTGACAAAAGGATTCAAAAGTTGGAAACATACCCGCGTAGTTTTCGTAGATTCTTTTACGGTTTGCGATGTATGGTTCTCGCAAGATAAAAACATAGTCGATATTGGTGCGGAGAGTTGGAGGTATTCCTAATGGATATTGCATTGTAATGATCAACATTATCTTCCAATGTCTCCCATTCATGAAAAGCAATTTCATCATCTTGTCGCGCGCCCAGGTTCCATCGTATAAACAATCATCTAAAATAACAAATGCGCGTGGGTCAATGGTAGTTCGCTTAAATGTTTCCATTTCTTTTTTGATTTGTTTCAAGACGGATTTTTGTCGTTTTAAAATGTTTTCAATGATGGCGGTGTTGTATTCATTGTGTATGAAAAGTTTTGGGACTAATTTTCCGTAAAAACCGTTACCTTCTTCTGTACCGGCAATGACGACGCCAATAGGTATGTCTTGGTGATAAAAGAGTAAATCCCGGACTAAAAAACTTTTACCGGTGTCTCTTCGACCGATCAATACAACGACGGGACCTTTAGATTCATTAGGTTTGAAACTAATGGTTTTCATATCAAATTTTCTTAATTCAAGATTCATATTATACTAATTAAGAAAAATTAATAAAAATTATTTACGAAAAT